GGAGTATCAGTTGTAGATACACTTGAGGTTGTATTTTTAAATATTTGCACCAACCAGTTTTCAGTCATAGTTGGTGATAGCTTAGATTGATAGTTTGTGTTTGTAAAACTCATCTTCTTCTTCTTTTCCCTCTTATTAAGTCGGCATCAGCTTTTCTTGCACCACCTCTACCTGTTACAAAACTTCTTACTCTCCCTGCTGCCCATTGGTGGGCAGACACTCCTGCTCTTGATCCACTTGAATAATATGCACCTAAACCTCTTTTGTAAACCTTTCTTAAAGTAGCAGCAGAAAAACCTCTATTTGCATACTTCTTGATAACAGATGACATTCCACTTACTCTACCTCTTTTTCTTTTTCTTGCCACTTGCTGCTCTCCTCTTACTTATTGCATCAAACATAGCAGGAGTTAATTTACCTGCCTTGTATAATTTAGCAGTTCTCTTTATTTCTTTTTCTGATTTCTTTCTGTTTTTAGAACCTGAAAGATATTTTAAAGGTACTCCTGCCTTGCTTTTTTTTACTTTTCTAAAACTTCTTTTTTTCTTAGGCATTATTGTCCAATCTCCCTTCTTATGCTATTTAGGATTTCATCTTCTCTAAATTTCATAGAAAGGTCTGCTTCAAATCGTTTTACCTCTACACCATATTCAAATATGATAATGGTAGGTACTACTTTAATATCCCATTCTTTTTGAATGACTGCACCGATTTTTTTATTAGCAAGATCAACATATCCAGTATAGCATTTGTCTATTTTTTCTAATGGTATTTTGTTTGCCCAATTCCAAGAAGCATTGACTTCTATTACTGCACAGAACTCGTTTTTCATTAACTGAATATCTTGGAAATTATCCAAATTGACTGATTGCGAGTACAGCCAAGAAGTAGATAGTCCAAGCCATAATAACAACATACTTATCCATTTTTTCATAATCTATCCTCATTAGTTATTATTCATTTTAAGCAAAGTATCATTGATGCTTCTTGTATCATCTTTGATGTCATCTACTTTTTCTTCTAATTTTTCTACTTTTTCTTCAGTATTTAAAATAGAATTACGAATCATCTGATCTTTCAAATCGTATTCTGTTCTGCTTATTGGTGGTTCAGGTAATTTCTTAGCTTCCTCAATATCTGCTTGTAGATTAAACCATAAACCGACTATCATAAATATTGTTACACCAATACTGACAAGTGTTTCAATATTCAATGTGAATTTAGTTCCTTTTCCAAGTTCCACTTTAGTATCTCCTTAATTTAAGTTTAGGTATTCGTTTTAGTTTTTGTTTTATGCTTTTCTTTTTCATTCCAAATAGTTTCTTTGGTATAAAATTTCTTGCACTACTTTTTGTTACATTACTCATAAGTTTAATTTTTCTGCTCTCCTTATAGCTGGTATAATTGTATCTACTACTGTTTCATCTACCAATGGGGCAGATATGTTTATTGTGATGTTGTTTCCACTACTTGTAGGGCTTGGTAATGGTGTTACATCAATTCGTTCCATACCACTCGCATTATCTCCTACTACAACTCCACTTCCAATAGGCAAGGTAGTTCTACCTTTTGTGATAAATGATCCACCAGTTGCAAAAGAAGAAAATAATTGATCTGTAACTTGACCAATCATACTACCTGCACCTGCTGCTATGGCTAAGTTTAAAGGAAATGGAACATTTTGCATAATCTTTGTAATTAAAGCAGCAGTAGATTTTGCTACTTCTGCTTTTATAACTGAAACTCCTGCTTGTTTTGCAGATTGTCCTTGAATTATTGCACTTTCAAGATTTTGTTCAATTCTTTTTTGATGTGCTGATTTTTCAATTTTTTCAGTTTCTTTTTTAGTGCCTTGATTTTCTTTATCTTTTTGTATGATTTCATCTGTAGCAGAAATGACTTCTTCTTTAACTGAATTTATATCTTCTTTGATTTTGTCTGCATCTATTGTTTCGTCATCACCAAACAACATAGAAGCGAAAACACCTTTCTCAAAAGAAATACCTTCGTTTAATTTTTTTACTTCATCTAACTGACCTTTGAATTGATCTATACTTGCTTGAATGCTTTCTGTTGTTCCAGCAATTAAATTTGGTGTTCTTTGTTCTTGCTCTAATAAAAATTCATTAAATGCTATTCTTGCTTCAAGAGTTTTTTCTTGTACCAAAGACAAATTCTTGATAACAGTATTTACTGCTTCAAAAGCAACTAAAATTAATGCTACTCTTTTTGAAAACAATCCTAAGGCAGCATTACCAATCATTATTGATATGTTAAGCAATCCATAAGCACCTGCTAAAGTTCCTATTGTTAAACCAAAATCTTTTAAGTCTTCAAGGTTTTCATCTGAAAGGTTTTCAACAAAAGTTTCTATTTCTCTTGCAACCTCACCAACTTTCATAGCAGCATCTCCCAAACCTTCTAAAAAGTGACTTCCAATAGCATCTTGTAAATTATCAATTGCGTCTTGCATATTAGAAATTTTACCAGCAAATGTTTGTGCTAACAAATCAGTTGCACCTGCAATCTTACCATCAGGGTCAGTCATGGCTCTTTCAAGTGCTTCTCTAAATTGAGGTAAAGTTAATTTTGATAAATCATCAATACCTTCAGCGTCTTTTATTAATTGTAAAATACCTCTTTCGCGAAGTATGTCTGCTGCACCTGCACCACCTGCAAAAGCACGACCAAATGCTGCACTTGCATCAACAATATCTGTACCCATAAATGCTGCCAAGTCAGCAATAGATTTAAGAGAATCTTCACTACTTACACCAAATGCTTCAAGTGTAGCACCTGCTTCTACTACATTTTGTACTTGGAAGGGTGTTGTTGCTGCAATTTTTGTAAACTGATCAAATGCTTTAGCACCTTCTTCTGTGCTACCTTTTAAAGCAATAAGTCTTACTTTTAAACTCTCAAAATTACTTGCTGTTTGTACAATACTTCTTGCACCTGCACCTAATACTGCTGCCCCAAATAAATTTTTAAATGTAGAAGTTAATTCATTTGCAGATTGCTTATTATCATCAGTCTGCTTTTCTAACTTATCTAAATCATTTATGGCTCTTTTTACTTCTGCTTGTACTAATAATCTTATTCTTCTATCTGCCATGTTTCTCACTCATATATTTAGTTATCTCGTTAAGTTCTTGTCTTATGTGATCAAAAATTTCTAACCTATAAGCATCTGCACTATCTAAATCTTGTGCCATTGGAATATTAAATTCTTTTGTCCAAATGTATTGTTTCATCAAATCATAATCGTCATCATTGATTATCCATTTAGGATTCATGAATAATGGCAAGTGGAAGTACAAATTTCTTCCTAATGTAAAATGACTATCTTGCCAATTTTCTACCAACAATTCAATTTCTTCCCATACCTGTTTTATATTTTTATAGGTCTTTAATCTTTTAGTAACAGGACTTTGCCTTTTGTATGGAAACTCTAAAGTCATGTGTGGAAATCCCAGTTGAGAAAACCACACATAACAACAAAGTCCTATTATCCTTTTGGGTTTAATCCCATATAGTTTGTAAAGACTTCTTGAAGAAGTAAATCTATCTGTGCCATACTTAATTCAGATTTATCTTTTTTCACATAATCTTTTTCAGTAAGACCTGATATTTTTTCTACTTCTCTTAGGAGATCATAATATTCACTTTTATTAACATTTCCTTCATCAAATGCTAATACACTAAGTTTCCAAAGATGTCTTTTATCACCATAGGATATATTATTAACTTCCCATTCTTTATCGTACATTTTAACCTTCATGTGTTACTCCTTTTAGCCCCAAGTTGATGAAGCGAATTTGTCATTATATTCAAACTTAAATGCTGTACCACTTGCATCACCATTTCCATCAGTAGGTTGAACTACCTTAAATGGGATTGTGATAACTGCACCAGTATCTGCATTTGCATCAAGATTGACTGCTGTTGAAAAGATTTCACATTCAATGTTCATCTCTCCATCTTCTGCTGCGTCTACTGTACCATCACCTTGTTGTAGTTTTAGTGTTGCAGTTTTACCATCAATAAAATCTTGTAAGATATTTTTGGTTGCTGCAAAGTTAACATTACCATCATACAAAACAGATAATTCACCAGTAATATTTACTGATGGGATACCAAAAGCATAACTTTCTGCATCACCATTTGTATCTCTACCTACTCTCGCTACATTGTTTTCAAAAGTAAATGATACACCTTGAACAATAATATCTGTTAGGGTTTGCCCATCAACATCAAGTTTTTTAACATCAAAGTTTGATTCTACTTGTATCGCTGGTGCTGATGCTGATTCAATGACATCAACTGCTGTTGATAGATTTGCTTCAGTTACAAATTTTGTTACACTTGTAAATCCTGAAAAAAATGTACCACTTAGTAAACATCTACCATCTGACATATCAAAGTTCATTGTCAAGGTTTGTAATACTGCACTTGTTATGATTTTATCTTCACTTGATGATGGATAATATAATCCAATATCAAAAAGACTTGGTACTCCAGCACTTGAAGATGCTGTAAAGTCAGGTCTTGATAAAGAAGCACTTGATGATGCTTCAATGGTATGAATTACATTAGTACCACTTGTATTTTCTGAATGATCTTGTAGTACATTTGCAAGTAATCTAACTAAGAAGTTTCTTTCTGCTGGAACTTCAAAGTCTAATGTTACAAATCCACCTTTTGTTGTTCTAAATTGGTCTTTATCAAATTCAATCATTCCAGTATTATTACTTCGTATCTCACCACTTTCAACAAGATTGAGGACTGGTGAAGATACATTAATTACTGGAAGTAATTTGTAAGCACCATCTGCTGCACCTGCAGTAGAGAATGCTGAACCATTTTTTTGTAATATGCCTACACTAAAATCACTTTTAGAATAGACTTTTCCACTTACTGCCATGTGTTATTTCTCCTCTTTTTTGCTTGGTTTTTTCTTTGTTGTTGGCTTTAACTTTACACCAAGCGATTCAAGTTCAGCCAATTCTTCTTTTGCTAATTCTACTTCTTGACCTTTTAAAAGTTTTCTACAAACCCAGTTTGGTGTTTGTGTATGTCCATATTGTAGTTTTAGCCCACTCTCTAATATATACTTCATGAAACCACCTCATTTATATTACATTGAAAAGTAATGATTGCATTTGATATAGTTTCATCATCATCATCTCGTGTATATTCTACACTCGATACTTGACCACTATACCATTGTGATACATTATCACTTTCCAAGTTTCTGTTATCAAATAAAATTCTTTTTACAATTTCTGCTACCATAGTCAATCTATTGAGTTGATTGTCTTTGGTATATTCTCCACCCTTACGAAGTTGATAATTGATTGATGTACTAAACTCTCTTATGTGTACATTACTTGCATAATCAACAAAAGTATCACTTTCAGGAACAATCAAAAAACTTTCTTGCCCTCTATGTTGATCATAAAGAACAGGAATAGATGAAAGATTTTCTTTTAAGAGTTTTTGTATATTATTAATCACACGATTCTTATAAATATTCTCAAATGTTATTGCCATTATCCTTGCCCTCTATATCTTTTCTTGTAATATTTTTTACTAATTTTTGTACCATACTTTGTTCTCTTGCTTTGCCCTTGCCTTGTTTTCTTTTTACCATTTCTTCTTACAAAGGTTACTGTGTTCTTTTTTGGCATTATTTCTTATATACCTTTTCTGCTCCTGCAATTCCAAATGAACCAAGTGTAACCCAAACAAATGAATTATAAATGTAATCATTGACTAATAATTCAATTCCAATAATACCCATTACTAAATCTACTATTCCAAAAACACACATTAGTGCAAAAGAAATGAATCCAATAATAGACTTTTCATTATATTCATTCTCATCTTTAAATATTGACCACATAAGTTTTTCCTCTATTTTTCATTCATACTTATATTCAAAAAAATTATTTTACAGCCTTTAAGGGCTATTTTAGAGCCTTGTTTTTTGACTTTTTCTTGTTTTTTTTACAATGGTGCTAAATAATTTTCTCCTCAACTATATACTCTCTTTTGAGATTTAGGTGGATTCTTTTTCCTACTACTTCTTGGATTCCACAAGAACTTATCTGCCCAAAAAGCAGCAGATGATTTACCTTTTGCAATATTCTTTCTATGTCTTGCTTTAAAAGATTTCCTTGCACCAGCACTATAATTATGTCCCATACCTTGCGCACCAAATCGTATTAGTTTGAGTTTATGTTTTCCAGTCTTTGCTAATACGATTGCTTTTTTAGTAGGGTGTTTGGGTGTCATCTTAGGTTTATTGACACCCTTTAACCCATGCTTTTTCAACAATCTTTTTTGTCTGTCAATGTGCATTATTTTCCAACTAACCTTTGTGCTATTCCATGAGATTGTGAAAATGATTTACCCTTTCTCATTTCAGCAGCCATTTTTCTTAAATGTGCTTTGGTATGATGAGTTTTATGCCTACTCATTTGCCTTCTTTGAGTTGCAGTTAAGCCCTTTAAATTTATACCAATAAGATTTTTAGCCATTATTTTTTCTTACCTCTTTTTTTTAAAATTGCTTTTTGTAAAGCCAAAGGAAGTTTTTTTTGTTTAGCAGTTAAACCCTTCTTCTTTTTCCTATGCTTCATTTTCTTTTCTTTCTCCCCATTTTCTTCTTTTTCTTTTTTCCTCTTTTATGATAAGGCATCTTTATCTCCTTTTTAGTTGTATAGTGTTAAGTCCACCACCACTTGTTTGATCCAACCCTGATACTTCTACTTCCCATTCATCATTTGTTGTATAAACTCCAGTAGAAAATCTTACATAAATTCCATGTCCTATTGATTGAAATGAACCATCAATAACTTCTGATATTGCAACTTGGTCAATTTTTAATCCATTATCATTTCCAACAAATGTGTTGTATGTAACAGTAGATGTACTTCCTGCAGCAAATGTGCCACCATTAGCAATCACTACTTTGATTCTATCGTATGAAACTGTTGGGTGTCCAAAGGTATCAAC